GTCTAGGGAAGAGGAGTCATCCTCTTATATACCGAAAGGTGATTATAATTGTATTATCAGCGAATGTACTAAACATGTATCTGCTGCTGGTAATGAAAGTATCAAGCTAGAGGTTAAGGTACATAACGAGCCAAAGTTTAACGGCTGGATCGTTAGAAAATACTTTAGTCTTTGGTACAAGAATGAAGATACAGAGAAGCAAGAACTAATTAGAGGCTACGCAGCTTCTGATTTTAAACGTTTGCTTACTGCTGTTGGTCTTGATACACCACCTACTAACGCAGAAGATCTACAGGGTAAAACTTTGCTTTGTACTTTTTCTGAAAAAGAAAGTGACAATCCTAGCTATCCAGATACTACAAATGAGATAGTTGCGTTTAGAACTCCGAAGGGAGATGGTTTTACTCCGCCTACTAGAGCGGAAGTACCACCTAGCATGGCTGCAGCGGAGACTGGCAAGCCAGCTAAACCTTCTTTATAAAATAACAGGCTCCGCTAGGGGTCTATAGGGTAACGTATAACTCCGTAAATACTTCCAAAAACCCAACCTAGCACTATATTATGAAACCACAATCAGCAAAACAAAAAGGTCGCAAACTCCAACAATGGGTGAGAGACAAACTTATAGAACTTTTAGACATACATCCAGAGAATGTTAAATCAACATCAATGGGTGCTGGTGGAGAGGATGTGACTATGAGTAAAGAGGCAAGAGATGCCTTTCCTTATTCTATTGAGTGTAAATGCCAGGAGTCTTTAAACATCTGGAAGGCTTATGATCAAGCATCCGCTAACTGCGGAAAGCATCAACCATTAGTAATTATTAAAAGGAATAGATCTAAGACCTTAGCTGTTGTAGAGGCTGAGTATTTCATCAACCTCCACAAAAAAGATTAGAGGTGTTGGCTTATACTTGAGCTGGCCATTTCCTCAATCTCAACATCTTCCAAAGAAACCATAGACGGCTCTTCTACTTTTTGAATTAATCTATTGAGATACCATTGAGCTTTGAGCAAGCCTTCTAGCTGGTCTTTCTTTTCATAACGCCATACATATTTGATTACGTTGCCCTTGCAGTAACCAGCAAAAGCTTCAGGTGTCATACTGGCCTCCATAGCGTCAATACATTCTATTTCGCCATCCTTATAGTGATTAGGATTTATTGGATCGTTCATCTTTGTCCTCCATCATATTATTGTGCATGTTTAACCAATCTATATCATCTACAGGCTTGTTGCCTGCAAGACGATTTAAAAATTCTGCAAACTCTCTCCAGTTCCTTTCAAGAAAGTTATCCAGACTTCTAAGTAATTTCATCATTTAATCCTCCAGATCTAAAGTTACAATACTATCTGAATTATAAATAGTAGTTATACCATCATATAAGTATTTATTATAAGCATCTAGAAATACTTGCATCTTGTCCCAAGCCTTATCCATTTGCTCATCTGTAATAACAAAGATCTTGCTGGCATAAGGCGGAACCTTCTCTTGGGCAACAAAGGCAAACTCTTTAACGCTGTATCCAGCTTTCTCCATACCTCTACGATACCAGGCGGCCTGCATGTCGTACCCCCAATGTTTAACTGAGTCAGCAAACTCTTTCGGATTACAAGACTTGGTTGTTTTATAGTCAACAACATATATCTCACCAGGTTTATGTAAGTCCTTAAAAGGAGGACATATCAGATCTGGCCTACACTTACAAAGAACTTTATCCTCATACCAGAAGAAACTAGCCTCTGGTAACTTGCCGTCTGCTTGTAGATACATGTTAGCCTCATCAATAATATTGGCCTTCATACCTTTAATATGAGTGTCTTCTATCTCTTTGATTACACAGTCGTATCGCTCTAGCATGTCTGCTTTGTTTTCTTTATAGGCTTTGGTATAGGGAGATCCCATTAATACAGCTACCTCTTGGTTATAAACTCCCTCGCCTTCTACCAACATATAGTGAGCAGCAGTACCAAAGTTCATAGCATCTGTAGTCTTTTGCACTTCATTAACAGCATGTAGCTGGGAATGACCAAACTTACGCAGGGTGCTACTGCTTATTCCTACCTCAGAGTGATATACCTCATTGGGTATGTCTGCATATATTAAAGCCTCGCCTCTTTCCTCGTAAGGATATGCTTCTAGTTCTTTTATCTGTTCCATATTTTATTCTCCTTTTATAAAATTAATAATCTCTTCCCTGTCATCGTCAGGGTGCAGTCCTCTTTCTCTGCCCACCTCATTAATTTCGTCATCTGATATTTTTTTAGCAAATATCTTGTCAAAGTTTTCATTGAACTTATCAACGTTATAAGGTCTGGGTCTACTGCCTTTGCCTTTGAAATTGCTCATATAGTCTCCTTAAAATGGTGGTTCGTCTTTAGGTGGGAAGTAAGAATGCTTATGTTCTTCCATTTCCCAACGGTGTTTGTAATTTGGCGTAGCTGTTTCTTCTGTCCAATCATCATCATACTCTATAGGTATATCTTCATACACAGATTGATGTGATAAAGGAACAGGCCAGTAGCCTACTTTAGCCTGTAGATCCTGTAAGTTTTCCGTATAAGATTTATCTGGATTGTATGCAGGAACATATCCTTTGCAGTTGGCCTTCATTTTATCAAACAAGGCATTAGCATCAAAGTTCTTAGTAAGTGCCTTTAGCTCGAACTTGGTTGCATCATAAGGTATAAATCTAACGCCGAATTGATCGTCATAAGATCTAAATGCGTAGAACCTTATTTTATTACTCATTGTCTACAACTGACTCACTTGCAAACCTGTAGGCACTTTCAAACATACTAGGTTGATGAGCATATATATACTCAGCAAACGCCTGGAGTCTTTTCATAGCCATAAGGTCATTGTTAAAGCTGGTAGATCCCTTTGGCTTAAAGGCTGACTTGGCTATGGCTTGGTTGTTACGCCTAGTCATATCCAAAGCAAGGGCCATACTGTTATCTACTAGATCATCTATCCACTTCATTTCGTCTTTTTTCATTTACTTCTCCAAAAGTTAATATTAGATACTATATTAAATTGTTTGACATGTAAACAGATATAGCTATACTAAATGTATATTTATTTTATTTATGGAGAAGAATATGAATATGAGTGCGAAGAAAGAATCTGAAATGGATCATAACGACAACCTGGCTTTTGACTTAACTGTCAGCATGATGCGTAACTACGCAAAAGATTGCTTGGTTGATAAGGATATGGAAATGATGGATCCGATGGCTGGGTCTTACTTATTGGTTCACAATTTAGTTGTTGGCTTATTACATAAAGCTGATGGCTTTGAAAGTGAACTTATTAATATATGTCACTCTGCGGTTGAAGATGCAGAGTTCAGACTAAATAAATCTAAGGGGGAATAAAATGGGTGCATTAAAAGACTTATTAATAGATGCCGATATTGCGGCTGAAGAAGTGTTGCATGAAGGTTGCGAGGACTTTAAACAGTTCTGCGACGGTATGAAGAAGATGAGGGAGCTGTCTGATAATTGGTTATTAGAACATGAACCTCATTTAGAACAGGCCTGGAGGGAACATACCGAAACGCAATACTATAATCATAGAGAATAATCGCGAACAGGCAGTCGTTTGGCTTGTATAAACAATAATAACGCAGTCGTCTTGATATAAACTTTGGGGCTTGGTTTACGACATAAAGCCCCACTATTTGCTATACTTTGAATATGTCACATTTAAAGATCATAGACTTTGCATCTAAAAGACCTAAACCTACTTACGTTGAAGCAAAAGATAGGCTAGAACATTTGTTTGAGGATTTTGTCGCAAGAGGTGTCTCACCGAAAGAAATCGCAAGTCTAATCTTTACCTTCGGAGCATGTGAGTTGTTGAGTTATTCTGACTCCCCAGAAGAGGGGTCGGAACTGATCGACGAGGTTTTATATAATTGCTTCGGTATTAAGAAGAAATCACTGTTTTCAGAGGGTTTTGTCACAGAGGACGATACAGACTGACAAAACTATTGGCTTGAAAGCCTTACTGGGACTGGTTTTGGGGTTTTGTCAGTTTTGTCAGGGTTTGGGTGTAAGTGACAAAAGGGTCGGAACTATTCGACGCGGTATGAGTAATATGAAAGGGGGAGTATAATAATATATGACAAAACTATATATATACTCTTATTTATTAATATATATTACCTTGTAGACCTCATAGTTGCAGGGTTTTTAGTTTTGTCAGGGTTTTCTGACAAAAGTATGACAAAAGTAATATAAGTATGACAAAACAAAAAACAAGATTGAAGAAAGAATTGAGGGATAAGTTGCCAGAATATGTAGTCGATTTACTAGAAGATGAGGATATAGTAAGATTTGTAAAGAAGTTTCCAGGAGCGAGATTAATAGATGCGAAGAAATCACAACATAAGAAAGACAGTTAAGGTTGAAGCTACTCTTGAAGAAGGTGTAGAAGATATGCCTATTGAGTATTTAAATCACGATGAAAAGCATTTAACTAAGCGTCAAAGGTTATTAGTCTGGAATGCAGTCAACGATCCACAATTAACATGGGCTGAAGCGGCCAAGAAAGCAGGATATAAGAATCCTATTGTTATCGGTAGATACATGCATGAGGGTAATAAGTATGCACATGTTAGACGGGAGTATGAACGATTGATGTCGGAAGCTAAGAAGAAGTTTGAGCTTACGCATGATAAGGCTGTAGAAGATTTATATACTATTCGGGACTTAGCATTAGAGTCGGGATCCTACTCTGCTGCTATACAGGCTCAAGGATTACTTTTGAAGGTCGGGGGTCTAATCGTAGATCGTCGGGAAGTATTGCACGGTAAGATTGACCAGATGAGTCGGGACGAAGTAGAGAGAAGGTTAAAGCAATTAATCGGGACTAAGGCTATAGAGAACTCGTCGGGTTCTAATATTTTAGAGAACAAAGAGTCGGGATCTAAGTAGTCGGGATTAATCCAAATATCCCTTGTAGTAGACGTAAGCTAAACCAAGAATACTACCTATCAAGAGGTAGCCTAACAATATCCATAGGAGTACCTCAATCATTAATTCACCTTATATGTAGAAAATATATCAATTGATGTGCCTAGTTTATCTTGTTGTAATTCTTCTAAATGATGTATTAAGGCATATAGTCCTGCCTTGATACCTGAATGTTCTGATTGAGTATGACTATCATTTACCCATTCATCATCAGCAATAATATCTTCTGCAATATTTTTTATTCGTTCAATTGTTATCATTAGATACCTCCTGTACTGTTAAGTCATATTCTAATTCAGTTAAGTATGAATATGACTGTAAGAACTCTTGTTTAGATAAGATGTAAAAGTCTCTCATCTTTTCTTTATCGTCAATAAAACTTTTGTAGTTAGGCATTAGATACCTCCTCTTGTTAATCTTCTTAATAAACTTTCATCTGTTTGTTCTTTACAAATATCAGTAATTACCTGTTTAATCATATCTCCCAATTGATGAAAACTTACATTGTCATCATCTTTGTTTGCTCTAATTAACATTTCTATATCTTCAATCATTTCTTCTTTATCCATTAGATACCTCCTCTCCATACATCATTGCCTTGAGTCTATCGCTCATTGGCAATACATCTAACTTATACAATAGTTGTTCAACTAAATATAATTTATCTACAACATATTGAAAATCAGAATTAAGTTGATAATCATAGTCTTGCATTATTTCCTCCATACTGATTTGCAAATCTGTTATATCTTGTTGCAAATATTTTTTAAGTTGTCTTACTTCGCTCATTTTACATTCTCCTTTAGTTCGTTAATTTCATCTTCAAAACAATATTGAATACCTTGATATAGGTTTTCCCAACTTACGCCATAATTAGCGTCATGGTTATCTACAACTCTCTGTAGAACGTCCATACAATCATCATCAGTAAGTTCTAGGTCAACCTTCTCGGGCATATCCTCATTTAGTATTTCTAATTGGTCTTTAACATCTTCTATTGACCAAACAATAGCAATAGAGTTATTGCTGTTATATCCGTTTCCATATTCTTGTACTTCGCTCATTCTTGACCTCCTATAGTCTTGGTTTAAATATTTCTACTAAAGTCTCTAACTTATCCTTCGGCACATCTTTTAAATGGTCGGGTGTTTCATTAGGTTTTAGATCAATTTTTACTAGATGACCTTGATTAGATAATCTTTCCATCTTGTCTTCTGCCATATCAAGGTCTTTAGTCTCCATAGCAACGCGATAGCTGTTATCCACCTTGTTATAAACTTTTACTTGGTATTTCTTCATTAGTCTTGCTCCTTTTTAAATTGTTCCCAGTAGTCGGGATTCGGGGTTGTCGTCATTTGAAATATGGGTTGGTCGGGTAGCCTAACTTGAAGTTGTCGGGCTTGTCTTAATATGTCGGGATATGTCGGGTTGCCCTCCATAGCGAACTCTATATTAGTTCTGAAAATTCTTATATATGTCATAGTTGTTGTTTCCTGTAAAAAATGGGGCTTTGTTCATAAGACTGTTGCTTTATCGTTTAGGCTATCACTAGCCCGTCTAACTGGTATAGATTTAAATGTTTACCACTTTTATACATACCCCAATTAACAGTTTATACACTTGCTAAGGTGTACGGAGTAAATCCTAAATAGATTCTTTTTCCTCGTAATATGTCCAATAATAGGCGTCAGAATGTCCGTCATATTCCCAGTCTTCTTCGGCTTGTTTAAATTGTTCTTTTCCTAGAACTTGCTCAACGCATTGTATTGAGCATACGGAATCACTATCACGAACAATATAAATGCCGTTTTTTTGGTCTAGCTTGTCTATAGGTTTAGAACATGCTTCGCAATTGGTTAACCATGTATCAAGGCTCATTACTTCACCCCCTCTATATATTCTTTTGCTTTGTCTGTATTTACATAATCGCAAATATCTAAGCGTCTTTTTTGAGTCGCTGTATCTAAAGAATCCCAATCACTAGGAAAAGAAATACCATTGATAGTTTCATAAAATCTTTTTCTTTGGTTGTTGCTCTTTCTGATAGATTCTTCATTATCACTTTCAGACATTAAAGCAAAGATTCTTGATATGTTGCTAACTGTTTTCAAAGGATCTGAACTTTTCACACGATCCTCGCAAGAAATTAAATCATCATCTTTTAATATCTTTCTTGCTTGTTCTTCAAAGTCTTCAACT